GAGTGTCCGACCGTGCCCAAGTGTCCGACCGTGCCCAAGTGTCCGGCAATGCCCAAGTGTCTGACCGTGCCCAAGTGTACGGCAATGCCAAAGTGGCCGGCGATGCCAGGGTGTCCGGCAATGCCATAGTGTTCGGCAATGCCCAAGTGCTCGGCGATGCCAGGGTGTACGGCAATGCCCGGGTGTTCGGCAAGGCCAGGGTGTACGGCGATGCCAGGGTGTCCGGCAATGCCCGGGTGCTCGGCAATGCCAGGGTGTACGGCGATGCCCAAGTGCTCGGCGATGCCAGGGTGTTCGGCGATGCCCTAGTGTACGGCAATGCCAGGGTGTACGGCAATGCCAGGGTGTACGGCAACGCCATGGTGTCCGGCGCTGTCTCCTAGTGATGAGTTTTCCGGAGCGAAATGCTTCATCAGGAGATGAACCGAAAAAAAAAGAGGGAAAAAACGGTGCGGAAAATATCTGGATCTATTTTTTCTTTTCATCGTACGTCGTCGATATAAAGATGCGACCGTCTCGTTTCCGGATGCCATATCGGACGACCAGAAAACAACAAAATTTGTGGCTTAAAAATCTTTTTGTGAAAGAAAATGACCGTTACCACGTACACGAATGACGGGACGGATCCGCCGGTGGATCTCCGGATCACCCACACACGCGCCGAGAGCAGGCAGAACATTGAGGATCGCGTCGTGCTTGCCTCCAAGAGGACGCCCGGGATGATCCTCTTTCACCCGACGGAGAAACGATTCATTGATATTGTCGCTCTTTTTGATCGCCTCTACAAGTCCAGGAGTGGAAAAAAAAAGATTGCCGGCAAATGGGTGCCGTACACGGATCCACGACCGACCGTCGCGATCGTCGACCTATACAGGGAGATCCTCGGGAAAGGCTATGATCCCGGCCTGCACCGATTCTTTACACTCTACCTGTCCAAGGCGCTCGCGTCCCTGGTCGACCACGACCGGGAGTTCCGGGTCAGTTTTGAGCAAGAGATTGCGGATCTGCCGCTGGAAACTTTTTCGGGCGTGTACACGTTTAACAACGAGCGGCTCGCCTGTCCCCGGGAGGCTCGGCGGATCCGGGACTGCCTGCTCCGAAACCTGGAATCGCTGCGGAGCGCCATCCAGAGGGAAGACGAAACGCTCCAGGAGATCCGGGACAGGGTGGCCACGCTCCAGGAGGAGTCCTCCGAGCTCGAGAACACCGATCCCCTGGAGATTGTGCGGGAAGAGACAAACGGGAGCATCATCTCGTTCTCGGCTCGTACCGAGAAAACGACCGGTCAGGTGTTTAACGGGCTGGTGCTCGATGCTTTCCCTGTGGCCTCCTACCGGGGCTTTTTCCGCGTGGCCGCACCCCAAGGACGTTTCCAGGGCCTGGATATCTCGGAGACCACCACGGACGAGGCTCTCCGGGTCTTTGACCACGAGGGTCGGGTGCTGTTTTATCTCGAGAATGCCGCGGCCGGCCTGTCGGGCCAGGCCGTCCTTTTCCGGAACGGCTCCGTGCCCGACGAGGACGGCCTGGCTCGCTTCCTGGATCTTTCGGTGCGCGACACGCAGACCGTGGGTATCATGAGAGACGTGGTCTATCGTCACGCGGGGAGGGGCATCGATCCGGCCGTCTTTGCGTTCCTGGCCATGAACGATCCCCTCTTTGCCAAATTCATCCGGGTCAACGACACGGAAAAGATCTCCAAGGCCAATCATTCCGTCTTTCTGTACTACATCGACCCGACGGATAAGGAGATCAGGACGGATCTGCGTGTGGGCTGGACGCGATCCGGATCCAGGATCGGGAACCTGACCGCCGTGCTGTATCCGATGCTCGGTGAACACAACCGGCACGCGACCCTGGCTCGCATCGCCCGATCGGGCGGCGAGAGATCCGTCCGTGCTTTCCAGGATATCCTCGGCCGCCTGCTCCGGATGTACGAGAACCGCTCCGAGGAGCTGGTGGCGACGTTCACGAGCCTCCTCCCATCTTTTGCGCCGTATGAACCGGTGGCGCGCGAGGCCAGAGAAGACACCGCTCATCCCAGGCTGTCCAGGGATATCTTTGTCCCCGAATACACCCGCGCGTGCCAGGGTCCCAAGCCGGTGCCCATCACGGACGCCGAGGCCGGCCGGATCGACGACGACGCGATGAAGATGAGGTTCCCGCCGGTTGCGCGAGGCGACATTGTGCCGAGATGGTACAAGTGTCCGTCGGAGAAATGGCGCGGCAAGGCCTACCGGTATCCGGGTCTCATCATGCTCTCCAGCCCGAACCACCCTTTTGGCTACGCGCCCTGCTGCTACAAGGAGACCCACAAGAACACCAAAGAGGTCATGGACGACATCCGTTTCTTTGTGGAGCACGGCGCGTACCGCGAGAGCTTCCGAACCATCAGTGTCGCGGCGCTCCCCAAAAAGAGGCCTGTCGAGACGGATTCCCACATCATCCAGTACATTGGTCAGGAGGGTTCTCTGCCGGCCGAGATCCGGCTGTTTATGAAGGCGCTCTTTCCGAGCCGGTCTTTCCGCCGGATCGGCTGCTCACCGTGGAAGATGGACTCGCTGCTGGGGTGTCTCGAGTTCCGCAGAGCCCTGGCCTCGGCGGACAAGACGATGCGCAGCCCGCAGGATCTCCGGCAGCGGCTCCTCGGCCTCCCGCTCGAGGTTGCGTACCAGCAGAACTACGACCACGGGATGGCCGGCCTGCGTGCCGTCCTGGAGGCCATGAATGCCGTCCTCGATTTCCGGCGGCTGGTCCGGCTCGTCGAAGAGTTCTACAAGGTTGCGCTCTTTGTCTTTTCCAGGGATGCGCAGGGACGCATCGACTACGTGATTCCTGAATTCTATCGCCAGCACCTGGCGACGTTCGAGGATGTCGTGCGGTCGCGACCCGTCGTTTTCCTGCTGGAGCACGAGAGCGAGCTCCATTACGAGCTGCTGATCGGTCGGCCCGACGTCGATCCCGGCGCGCCGTACGAGACGGCCTTCCCGTGCACCGGCGAGGTGTACCACGTCCTCTCCAAGACCCTCCTGTCTTTTACCGGGGATCGTCTTTCGACCGCACGGCTCTACACGCCCCTGTCCGCCTCCGTGCTCGCCCCCCTGATCACCGCACAGATGATTGACGTCTACGGCAAGTGCCGCGGCCTCGTTGTCGCGAGCCGGTTCACGATCCTCCTCAAAGATCCCATCGCCCCGCTGGCCGTCCGGGAGCATGCCGGTGAGCCCCCGCTGCCCACGAACGAGGCGCTCCACGAGTTCCTGCGCGAGCACGGCCTGTCGGAACGATCGGTCTTTCGGCGGCACAATCTCCTCGTGGCCGTGGTCCGTGATTTCCTGGATCTGTATTTTCTCGCGACGGGCGAGGATTCCGCACCGACCGCCGGCGGACGGGACACACGGAAGACGTGTATCGACGTCTTTTCGGTGCTGCGCGATCCGACGGATGTCGTGGCCAGGACCTCGGATCGCCTGCGTCTCGCGATGGTGCTGAAAGAGGCCGTCATCTTTTTTTTCTCCAGTTTTCTCCATGAGAAGCGATCCGCGCTCGGACGCCACGCGATCCAGGAACTCGTCCACTCGTTCTTCGAGGGCTGCGTGCGGTTCGTGCCGGAGCGCGACCTCCCCTACGGCTCTATCCACGACCTCCATCCCCGCATCCAGCGCACCCTTCACGAGACGCTCCTGCTCGATAACCGGATGCTCCTCCCCGCGGATATTGAGACCAAGATCCGGTACTACCTCGGCTGGTTCGCCGGCTACGAGCCGGAAACCGTCGAGAAATTCCGTGAGCTCCTCGAGTTTCCATCTTACTACATGTTCTGCGACGATTTCAGCCCGCTGCCACGGCACGTCCTCCAGACGTCCCTGTTGCCGTTCCACGACACCCGCGAGACGGTTCACGAGACCGTCCCGCTCGCGGCCGTCGTCGTCCCTAACGGTCGCCTGTTTTTCTACCTGAATCCTCCCGAGACGCCGAGACCCGTGCCCTATTTTGCTTTTGTGGAGGAGGACGAGGGCCGCGGCCTCGCGGCCGCGGCTCATTTTGTCCACCACCGGAGGCTGCCGGCCGAGCCGGAGGAGGAAAAAGACGAGGAGGTCGACTACGAGACGTGGTCCGAAGCCGGCGGGTGGCCGCGGAGCCGCGACAGCCGTTTCTACGTCTACCCGCGCGGGCGCGACGCCGTCTACCTCCTGCCGATCGAGAAATGATACAGGCAACGGCTCATAAAAAATGAATGTACCGCCGTCATTTCCATCAGCAAAATCAAGATGCTCATTCGCTCCAGACGTCTCCTCTGCTGCCTGCCACGACCCCCAAAAAAAGACGAGGACGGATTCTTTTCCGGGTATTTCATCGGAGTCGTGACCGGCGCGATGCTCTTCTATCGACCGCCACAAAACTGTAACGACCGATAAAAAATGAAAAGGCGGCACCGCCGCCACCTCCAGATATTGAAAAAAGATCCAAACGGCTCTCTTTTACTAACCCACAATCCTTTCTGTTTTTCCAGCCCAAACAGAATGAACACCCTCATCATCTCCACCGCCAAGGCCGCCGCCGAGCGCCGCCTCTGCCTCGCCGACCGCAACCTCTTTTCGGATCGTCTCGAGAAATGCCTCCTCGACATTTCCTCGGCCTCCGCTCTCATGGTCGATCGCCGCATCCGCCGCTGGCATGCCGAGAACATGAGCCGGCTGGTCGATACGGTCGAGGCCATGATCCGTCACCGGCGCCGTACCGCTTTCCTCGAGACCGCCGGCGCCGTCCTGATCCGCGAGGCGTCGCTCCGTGCCGCGGCTCGTGTCAACAAGGCTCGCTGCCTAGAGGAGATGATGCCCGCCGTCCGTGCCCGCGCGGCGCTCCGAGCCCGCGCGCGTGACGTCATTACGAGGGGCGTGCCCCGCGAGTTCCGGCTCCGTTCCGTGCGGCGCACCGCCGTCGCCCACCGCCCGATCCTCCACGCCAGCCTCCGGCGCCGCGTCTGGGAGAAGGAACAGGAACAGCGCGTGCTCCGGAGCCATGCCGTCCACGCGGACGCGATGCGCGAGATCCGTGAGCGCCACCGCCGTATCCTGCGTCCGACGACCACCACCACCATTACTGCCGCGCCAGAGATGATGGACGACGGCGCGACCGTCATGATGATGGCCATGATCGTGTTCATGCCCATGATTATCCTCTTTCTCCTGGTCGGCCGGGCAGTGGTCTGCCTCGACGAGGCCGCTCGCGGCATTCTGGTCTGGATGCTGCCGCGGGAGAAAAAGGCGCCGAACCGTTCTTTCCGGCGCGCCGAATTCCTGCGCAGGCGCAAGATCCAGAAAAAGAATCGCCGTCGCGCCTGAATCTAGAAAAAAAAAAAATTACGACAAACGCTCGAGCGCCCGGATCATGGCCTCGCGGGAGAGGCCGTGGGTCGGGATGCCGCGATCCTCGCACATGACTTTCAGACCCGTCATGGTGGCCTTGCGGAACGGGCTCTTGACGACCGGCGAAGCGAGGCGTCTTTTGGGCGGCGAGCCACGGTATTGTTCCTGTCGGAGACACGTCTCTGCGAGTTTTTTGTAATACGGGCTCAGCCCGGCGAGCGTAGCAATCTCGTGGATCATGACCGTTCGCGAGCGGCGACAGACCAGGTGGAGGCTGCGGCACATGCGACGGAGCGACTCGATCGGCAGGACGGCAAGACTCTTGTGCATTTTAATGTCTGCCCAAAAAAAAAAAATTCATTTCGGTTCCCATCCTTGAACGGGGCCGAAGCGCTTCAGATAGCGGGAGGCGACGGCGTTGAGCACGTCCATCCATTTCCAGATGGTCTCACGGTCGTTGTCGTCCAGCTGATCGGAACTCCAGAGCTCCTTGAAATGATTGATCTTGGCCGTTGCCAGCGGCGCGCCGCTGTACAGCAGCGTGTTTTGGAGGAAAAAACCGGCGTTCCGATCCTTGATCTGGTTCGCGATCGGGAGCAGGTCGCGGATGTACCGGCCCAGCACGTCTGCCATCGGGAGCTGATCCCGGACGCAGATCCGGATGATGATGAGATCGCCCTCTGCCGGGAAAGCCTCGATCAGGTCGTCCAGGAATGATACCAGCTGATCCCGGAACTCACGGATCAGACCCAGCTTGAGCTCCTCCGGATTGTTCATCTTTGTTGGAGCGCGGTTTCTTTTTTAGATGGCTTGCCATAAAAAAAAAATGTTCTAACGGACAAGATCCGAAAAAAAAAGATGAAACACGATTTCTACGCGCCGATCCTGCGCCCACCGACCGGCTGCTCCGAGCCGCGCCGGCTCTCGCTCCACCGCGTCGGTGCCTACAGCGTCGTGGGGAGTTCCACCGTCGTTTTTGTCGTGCTGCTCTCTGTCCGGTACGATGCCTGGGCCGTCCTCCTGCTGACCGCCGTCCTTGGTCCAGTCCCGCTCGTGCTGGTGATGCTGGACAGGATCCGTCTCTGTATCACGAGGCCGAGATGGATGGCGCGAAACGACCAGTACCGTGATGTCACGATCCTGTGAAAAAAAATTCAGAAAAAAATAAAATATTTTTTCTTTAAAAAAAAAGAGATGGCCGAAGACAGGACTCTTGCCAAGGAAAGCATATTCAGCACCCCTTTCAGCATCCACAAGCCCAAGGTGAACGTCCCTTACTATCATCTGACTCAACCGGTTCTCGGTGGCTCTTTTGCGTTTGAGGAACTCCAGCAGGAGGAGGAGGACGAGGAGGTCGTGATCCCCAAAGTGGAGGAGGAGGAGGCCGTGGTGGAGGAGGATGAGGACGAGGAGGAGGACAGCGACGAGGACGAGGAGGACGACGACGACGAGGACGACGGCATCCCCCGTTGTCTGCGGAACGATCCCATGTTCCTGTACGGTGGTTTCGGTAAATTCGCCCCGAACCAGCTCCCGTTCGGTACGCTGAACGCTTTCCCCGCGTTCCTCAGCGAGGATGCCGAGATCCCGGATTGCCTGCGCTCCATCTTTGTCGGCGCGCCCTGATCTCGCGAGCCACGAGCGTCATTTGAATCGTAATAAAGACATTGTCTCTATTATCCAAAAATGACCCAGACGCACGTCCGATGCATCAGCCTGGATCGTCGACCCGACCGGTGGCGGCTCTTTCTCGAACGTCTCCATGACACAACGCTAAAGACGCTCCCGCTGACCCGGTTCCGCGCGATCGACGGCCGACGGCTAGAAGAAGAACTCCGTGAGCGCGGCCTGACCGAGGACGGGATCGTCCGTCTCCTGCGCGGCGGCACCTATCCTGCCGGTGTGCTCGGCTGCCTGCTCTCGCATTATTTCTTGTGGCGAGAGATCGCGTCCGACGAGACGATCGGTGCCGACGACGCCGTCCTGGTCTTTGAGGACGACGTCCGTTTCGGTCTGACCGATTACGAGCGCGTGCTGGCGGACATCCACAGCCTCCCGGAAAAGGACTGGATCATCCTGTACCTCGGCGGGCGGTGGTGGCCGTCTTTTGTGCCGGACGGCGACTGGGAATATTTTGAGCGCGTCTCCGAGCACGTCTGCCGCCGCCGCGTCCCGGACAAGAGCAAGTTTGGCAAGTCGCTGAACCTGGACAGGGGACTTATGGGCTACGCCACGCACAAGCGGGCGGCGGCTTGTATGGCCGCCGCGACCGAGCAGTTCCTGGCCACCAATCCGTTCCACGCGATCGACCACATCCTCGTCTGCGTTTTCCACGAGAGCGGCAGCCTGGACTATTTCCCGCACGTCTTTTACAGCCCCCTCTCACACGACGCCTCGGACGCCCAGGAGCCGACTCTCGTCTCATTGGGATAGCGGGACGACCGTCTCGAGCTCGTAGACCATGCCGTGGAATTCTTTCTTGAGGCGGGTGAACCTCGAGATCATGACCCGGACGCGGAGCATGATTTTCCAGCGACAGCAGTGGTAGAATACGGTCTTTTCGAGGATCTTGTTCTTGAGCAGGGCGAGCCGGTCGAGCTTGTGGACGAGGCTTCGCTTCATCTGCGTCCTCCTCACCGTCTCCTGGAGCGTCAGATCCTCCGCGTCCGTAATGGTGTCGTAGAAATCAATGTCGTGGAGCGTCTTGTTCTCGCTGGCACAGGTCTTGAGGTACAGCCCGACGACCTCCTCCGCGAGCTTCTCGTTCTTCTCCAGGTACTCCCACACCTGCGAGACCTTGTGCGTGTTCTCGCTGGTCGTGAACGCGCGGTACGCCGGGAGAAAATCCGTGTAGGCGTCGCGCGTCTTCTGGAGGATCTCCTTGTAGTTTTTCTCGATCTCGTGATTGACCACATAGACGTTGTCGTAGAACCACGTCATGTCGACGAGCAGGAAAAAGCCGAAATTGCCCGTGTCGGACATGTTCCGGATCTGGAACACCTCACCCTCGCGGAAGCACACGTAGTAGCCCTCAATGACACAGCCCCGCCCCTCCATGACGGCCATCAGGCCGTCCAGGCTCGGGTGTGGCTTGTGGCTCTCCTCCAGGAAATAAAACGTGCTCTTCTCCAGCGCGTCCGTCTGCGGCGGCGCGTCGATCTCGATCTGGTCAACGCGGATCATGTACACGTAGCCGTTTTTCCGCGAGACCACACGGACGTACCGGATCTTTTCGCGCAAGATCCAGTAGTCCAGGACGTCGTGGCTGTTCTGTTTGAGGTAGGAGTGCAGCCTCAGCAGAGACATGTTTATAGCATCCGCGGTTCACGCTTTAGACAAAAAAAAAATATCCATAAAGATGCAGAAAAAGCAGCAGCAGCAGCAGCAGCAGCAGCAGCGGCAACGAGCAGTGAGTTCGGGCGCACGGAAGCAGTCGGCGCGCCTCCCACCGGATGTCCTCCGGCACCTGGAAGGCTTCCGCCTCGATCCGGACGACCGCGTCGTATTCTTCTTTCTAGAACGATTCCAGAGGGTCTTGAGGACCGGTTTGGAAATCCGGAGAGGTACCAGTGTGGAAATGACATTTTTAGACAATGCCGCCGGCTTGTCTCGCATCCATCTCTCTAACCGATTCCATTTTCACCAGGGTGATCGGGTTTTTACACTCGAGATGTTTTTTAACGATGGGGAGTTGGCCGAACAGATGCTGCGACAGTCGTTTGTCGACAACGAGGCCAATCACGACCGGTGTCTGCGGTTTCTTTACTGGGTACTCGCTCACATCGACCCGGCCATAATTCACCAACTGGGTATTTTTCCACCACCGCCCCACCCGAGCGTGTTTTACACTGAACGCCGCCGGCGCGGTGAATCCATAGAAAGCATCCTGCAGAACAACTCGATGAATTTCCGGAGCAACCCGATGATCAACCGGATGCTCCGGAGTCGCTACGGCGGCGTCGTTGACGTCCCTCAGGATTTTTTTCTCTACACGTCGCAAGTGAGAGAGCGGCTCCGCCGCCTGACCGTCCCACAGGATCGTGATCCGACGCTCCTGGACGTCAAGAGACAGACACGGCGACTGTACCAGCAGCTCAGCCAGCAGACATTCGCCACCCGTCAGGAGGCGCTCGCGGCGCTGCGCTCTCGCGCGACCCACGATATCGTCCCCGAGTCTTTTGAGGCGGTCAAGACCGGACAAGGGCGGTACAAGCTCCGGCTTCGTGAGACGGCCGTCGAGAAGCAGCTTCAGCGGCAGCGCCGGCAAGCCGGCGACGCGCTCTTTGATGACTTTGAGAGCGCGCGTGCCGAGCTCGATCGGCGGCTGCATGTGTTCCTCGATCGTGTCGGGGCGGTGGACGGCTTTACGAGGAGTCATGCCGTGAGGGCGTTTCAGGACGCGCTGGGGATCGTACCGGTCGGTGGTCGCTTCCGCATCGCGCCGAGAGAGCGGCGTGCATGAAACAACAAAAAAAAACTTGTCTCTTTTTCTCAGAGAGAGAGAAAAGAGACGCAGCGCCTATGCTGATCCCGTTTTTCTTGTTCTTGCTCATCCTCGTCCTCTGTTTCTTTCTGATGTCCCGCCGCGAGCGTTTCACGCCTCTCGATGCCGGCGACAAGCCCATCGATGCCGTCATCACGTGGGTCGACGGGAGCCGTCTCCGCGAGCAGATCCGGCGCTTTGGTGCGTACGACTACGGCCGCTTCGACAGCAACGACGAGATCCGGTTCTGTCTCCGCGCTCTGGAAAAGAATTGTCCGTTCCTCCGCCGCGTCTTTCTCGTTGTCCACGACGACGGGCACAAGCCGCGCTTCCTCCGCGAGAAGCACTACCAGCTGACCGTGATCCCGCACTCGGCCATCATGCCGGTCAAGAACCTCCCGACGTTCAACTCGATGGCCATCGAGAACTACCTCCACCGGATCAAGGGTCTGTCCGAGTATTTCATCTATTTCAACGACGACATGATTGTGACCGAGCGGCTCGATCCGTCTTTTTTCTTTACGAAAGCCATGCTCCCGATCCAGACAAGAGACACCGTTCACCGCCTCCCCAAGACCACCTCGAGCCTTTTCTGGAAAAAAGGCGCGGGCGGCACGCCGGTGGTTCGCAACCGCGACGTCTTTGACCACGACTTTCGTCTGAAAGACGTCATCCGTCAGAATAACGAGATCCTCGACGTCTGGTTCGGCCGGGCGGAGCGGTGGCGGACGGCGCACATCCCCTACGCCTGCCGGCGGTCTTTTCTGGTGTCGCTGGACGAGGCACTGAAAGGTCTCGACGCCGGTCGTGGCCGCTCCCTCTACGAGGAGACCGGCGCGGCGCGGTTCCGGAGCCTGCGCACGATCGCCCGGTACTCGTTTTTCAAGAAATACTGGGACATGCACGTCTACGGCTGTCCCGAGGAGATCCGCCCGATCCTGGCCATCGACATCACGGAGAACCGCTGTCCCGTGGAGCTGCTGTCGTCCGGGAAATATCCCACGGTGGTGCTCCACAACCGCGTCCCCTCGGAGACCGAGCCGGTCCGTGCGTGCTTCCGGCGCGTCCACGAGGCGCTGGTCGGTCTTTTCCCGGAGCCGAGCACTTTTGAAAACTGAACGTGTGCACAGGACGCTCCGGTCTTTCTCCATCCATGCGTTTCCTCTCTATGCTGCTCCCGATCCTCTGGGATCTCAAGAGCGCCTCGCTCTACCGGATCCCAGAACTCTTGTGCCGCTACCAGACGCGGCACACGCTGTGCCGTCTGGATGGGACCGAACGGATCATGGTTGCCGACGAGCTGTGGCCCGTCGGTCCCGAGGTGCAGCGGCTGAGCCGGCTGTGGTCGGTCGTACCGACGATCCGCGAGCGTGCCCGATTCCGCTGGAACGACACGACGGCGGCACACCTCCTCACGGCCGACGATGCTTTTGTGAGAGTGAGCATCCACGGACGAGCCGACCGGTGCGACGCAGGAGGCTCACACGAGCTCTATCGCATCCAGCTCGAAGACGGTGATTTTCTCGTGTGCTGCTCCGGTCATCCCTTGCTCGCCTACACGTGGAACGGCCGCATCTTTCTCATGAACGAGGAGGGCTATCAGGCCATCGGAGACTCGGCGCCGTCGCCGACGCACCGCTGTGCCGTCCAGATCCAGACGAAGCGGCTCGAGAACGGACCCCTCTACGCGGCCGTCCGCTTCCAAGACGATTCTTTCGAGTACCTGAGGATCCTCCGAGCCAAAGACATTAGCGGATGCCGCCTCCTGGAGAAACGCTCCATCGATCCTCTCCCGGAGCGGCCGGCGCTCCGGGATTTTGGCATCGCGAACCACGGCCACGTGTATTTCCTGCTCGAAAACGGCCGGTTGGTGGTCCGTCAGGTCGCCACGGGCAAAACGACCGAGTTCCGTGTCTCACCCGCTGTCGCACGGATCGTGGCCATCAGGAACACCATCTACGGCCTCTTTGCCGAGCGGTGGCGCCTCATCGCCACGTTCTAGCTAGCGGCTGGCATCGATGAAGCGCCGAAACCCGTCCACCTCCTCGGTCGGTTTTTCGGTAGATGGTGAGAGCGCGAGCCGGAGGCCGGGCGTGGCCGGATCAGGCAGCTCGATGGCAAAGAGCAGACGGAGCGAGCCTTTGTGGCCGCCGAAATGGAAGCCCTCGCCCTCCAGCGTCTTGATCACCGGTCTCGAGACCTCCGAACACAGCGCCGTTCGTGGAGGCACGCCGACCTCGACCTCCTCGCCATTGATGTGCCGGAGCCGCCGCCGAAAGCCATACAGAGCCTCGTAGAGCGACACGCGCAGCGTCGTCTCGAGATCCAGCGGGTTATCGTCCGACACCCGCCACACGTCGTGCGGCCTGTAGACGACGGTAAAGACAATATCGTTCCGACCCTTGCCGGGGATCTCGTCGCCCTCCTCGGGCAGGATGAGGTGGTTCCCCTCCGGGACGCCCCGTGGGATCGGGATCGACACCTCGGCCTCGGTCTCCCTGAAATCGGACTCGTTGTAGGAGATCCCGGCGCCGCCGCACCGGGAGCACGGAGAGACCGTCTGCGTGGTCATGAAGCCCATGCTGACCTGCTGAACCACCTGGCCCGTCCCACGGCACTGCGGGCACGATCGTCCTCCCGAGCCCTTGTAGATCCGACGCCCAATCCGGAATAGGATGGTCTTGCCCGTGTACACCTCCTCCAGGGTGACGGGGAGCTCGTAGCGCTTGGGAGGCGGCTTCCGGGATCGCCGTCCACCACCGCCCATGCCGAAGAGGCTCTCGAACAGGTTCTCAACATCCATCGGCATGCCCCCGAGATCCGGGACGTCGGTCGTCCCGAACTGGTCGTACATCTGCTTCTTGTTGGGATCCGAGAGCACCGCGTAGGCCTCGTTGAGTTGCTTGAACACCTCGGCGTCGCCGCCTTTCTTGTCCGGGTGATGGATCAGCGCCTTTTTCTTGAATGCCCTCTTGATCTCGTCCTCGGACGCGCCGCGATCCAGACCGAGCACCTGATAATAATCAACCATGGCCTGTTTTTTCTTACCACGGGTTTTGTCTTTAACCCGCCACCAAAGAAAAAAATAAATCTTATGCCCTATAAAATGAATCTTGGCGAGTTCCTCCCGTTCTATCCGCCGGAAGCATCAAAGGGCTTTAGCCGAGAGATCTTTCGTAAAAAAGAGTTCCGCGACCTTTTCGATCATGCGCTCATCGGTGGCTTTCACCGTCATCAGGTCTTTGCGGCTCGATTCCTGAGCTTCGCCACACCGTACCGCTCGCTGCTCCTGTTGCACGAGATGGGAACCGGGAAGAGCGGCGCCGCCGCGGCCGTGTTTGAGGAGCTGCGCCGGATGAAACCGGGCCTCCGGACGCTGTACGTCAGCAACAACGACTCGCTGCTCAATAATTTCAAGAAAGAGGTCTTCCGGCTGGCATCGTCCCTGTATGACCCGGCGGTGGAGCGTGCCGAGAACCCGGTGTACGCGAGGAATCGGATTCTGGCCAGGGCGGGTTTTACGTTCACGACGTACTACCGCCTCGCCCAGCAGCTCCGGCATCCGGGCGAGAGGAATCTCTTGGAGCAGCGCTTCCGCAACGACCTCGTCATCCTCGACGAGGTCCATCACCTCGTCGTCAACGAGCTGGACGGAGAGGTCAAGAAAGCCGAGGAGCCCGCGTACGCGGTCATTGCCCGCTTCCTGGACAAGCTGGAGAACCGGCGCCTCCTGCTGCTGACGGGCACGCCCATGCGCGATTCGTCCGAGGAGATCGTCAAGCTCCTGAACCTGGTTCTTCCGGCGGAGAAGCGGCTCACGGATCTGACGAAATACGTGGTAGCGGAAGACGGTGGGAAACGCCTGCGGTGGCGAGAGGGCCGCGAGGAGGCCTTCATCCGGCGGATCCGGGGCTATGTCTCTTTCTACCGGCAGCGATCCGTGCCCAAGGTGTACGAGGGAGAGCTCATCCCGCCGATGCGCTACTACCGGCTCGCCCGGCACGTCATGGAAGACCACCAGACAAGAGGCTACGAAAAAGCGTACCGTCAGGACTGTCGGGGGAAAGGTCGGTCTTTTTTTGCGTACTGCCAACAGGCCTCGCTGTTTGTGTTCCCGGACGGGTCGTTCCACCGGCCGGAGAACGAGAACAATCCATATTTCAGCCGGCGTGGCAAGAAGCGGGAGTTCACCACGCGGTTCGAACGGGAGACGGGGCTGCAGGCGGGTCTGACGACCGAGGAGAAGCTGGCGATCGTCCGTCGGCTGAGTGTCACGTACCACGACGTCATCCGGAGCATCCTCCGCCACCCGAAAGAAAAAATGTACGTGTACTGCGACAAGATCTACAACAGCGGTATCCTGGTCTGTATCCACCTCCTCTGCCAGTTCTTTGGTTTTCAGTTCCTGACGGCATCGGACACGGGCCTGACGCCCCGTCGGCGGTGCGTGCTGCTCCACGAGACGGCCGAGGAAGAGACCGTGAGCAAGAGCACCCTCGATCGGCTCAAGGATCGTTTCAACCAGGACGACAATATCCACGGAGAGTACATCCAGGTCATTTTTGGCACGGACAAGACGCGCGAGGGGATCTCGCTGCGGCACATCCGGCGTGTCCACGTGTGTGCGGGCGACTGGAATTTCGGCAAGATCTTCCAGGCCATCGGTCGCGGGATACGGCTCGGAAGCCACCAGGGACTGCCCGCCGAGACCGTCGTCCGGATCTCGCTGCACTGCGCCATGCCCAGGCGGAGCGTGGGTGTCATGACGGAGCCGGACGAGGAGCTGCCGCCGATCCTGGCGTCCTCGATCGATTTTGTCCGGTATTTCCGGGCGGAACGAAAAGACTTCAACATCAAGCTCGTGGAGCACGCGCTCATGGTCGGAGCCGTGGACTGCCCGCTGCACCGCACGGTTAATACGATCATGGACGGGATCGACGGCAGCGCCGAGTGCATGTACCGGTCGTGTCGCTACCGCTGCGCGGAGGAGCTCGATGAGGAGGTCGACGTCTCTTCTTTCAACACGTTTTACGCCACACGACCCGCCACGATCGACCATACCGTCGACCGTGTGCGTGGTCATTTCTATAACCGCACGCTGGCCACGTTTTCCGGGCTGCGGCTGGCGTTCCCAGAGATGACGGCGTATCAGCTCCATTCGGCACTTGCGATGCTCACGGATCACCCGCTTACGATCGGTTTCTGGGACGAGCGACGGCTGTACCTCCACCGTTCCAACGACGTGTTGTACGCGTCGGAAGAGCGATCCGTCGGCGCGCCGGCACGGCCGGCTGCCTGGCGGGCCGTGTTTGCCCAGAAGCCGTCGTTTGTCCGCAAGACGCCTTTTTCTGTGGTTCTTGGCGACCTCAGGCTCCGGAATTTTTCGGTTCTCTGTTCCAGGCTGTCGTCTCATCAGCAGGCCGGGCTGGTCCGAGCCGCGACAGAGGTTTTCGAGGCTTTCCCGCCCGCCTATCAGGAGGCGTTCCTCGCCGTCCTTGCCCAGAATCCGGACGGCTCCGGGCTGACGCGGTGGCTCCTCACCGACGTGTTTTCGGATGTCCTCTTCCAGAGGAACGACCGCTGGGTCTGGCGGCGGCAGCCTCAGAAGCTGTTTACGCTCGGTACCGGCGGCACGTGGGTGCACGCTCCCCGATCCGTCGACTCGCGGTACGAGGATCACGAGGCTCCGGCTTTTGTGGAACGCTACGTCCGCAACCGCGTCTGCTACGGCTACGTGGATCCAAAAGACGACAAGTTCCGCATCCGCGACGTTTCCGGAGCCGATGCCTTTACGAACAAGAAAGACGCAACCAAAGGCAAAGTGTGCAAGTCCTTTGATTTTTATCACCTCCTCTTTTTCCTCTACGTTGTTGCTCCGCAATGCGATCCCGAGAACGCGGAAGAAGAACGGATCCTCGGACGGCTCCTCGCGCTCTCCCCGGCGCGGCTGCAAGAGCGAGCCAGCGAGGTCGTCCCGGGCCTCGAGCCGTTCCTCGCGCTCGTCGCCAAGCACGACGGCGATCTCGTCGAGGCCACGCGTTTTGCCGTCTTTCAGAACGAGCGCTTCCACAACAAAAAGACCGCGCTGTGCGAACGGCTCCAGCGCTGTTTCCGTGAGGCGGGACTCATGGTCCGGCCGCCGCTCGTCCGTGAAATGAGTTAAAGGATACGGAAAGGCTCTAGAAAACGGCAATGAGCAAATCCAAGATCAACGTCATCAAGGTTCCGAACGAGGAAAGGGACGATCCCCCGTCGTCCACCGAGTTTCCGAGGATGCCGCGCATGTACCTAGAGCTCCTCGAGAACAAGGACAAGATCAAGCCGGGCGTCGTCAACAAGGAGTACGATCCGGACGAGGTCGAGACCATCGTCAGCTCTTTCCCACCGAAACCCGTCTCGGTCGCATCGGAAAACGAGGAAGAGAGCCGTGGTGGCGATGACGAGGACGACGATTCCGAGAATGATGAAGAGGAGGACGGAGGAGAGGAGGAGGAGGACGACGAGGACGAGGACGACGAGGACGAGGCAACACCACCACCGCGCAACAGCCCGGCCTCCTCGGCATCGCCTCCGGTGGCTTTTTCGATCCGCTCATCGGAGGATGAGGGGAGCACGGTGAGCCGCGTCTCGCGGCGGTCGGTCGCGTCGTCTCTATCGTCCGTAGCGCCACCGCCACCGGTGCTGAATGATCAGGAGCAAAAAAAAAAGAGCGAGACGCGAGAGAAGCTCAAGGAGATCCTCCGCGACCCGCCGCGGCTCTCGGATCTGGAAAAGACGGGCGGCCTGAAGCGAGACAAGGTCATCCCGACCATCAAGAGCCTGAGCGTCGACGAGGAAGACGAGCTCAAGCGGGAGCTCCTGTACAAGTTCGATCTGCTGAAGCGCTCGTACAAGAACGTGGACATTCCGGATTTCAGCATGCACTCCGATTACAGGAACATGAACAAGACGTACGAGAACACGCTCCGCCGCGTGTCTCTGGACACCAACGTCGAGAACTACAAGAACTACCTGATCGCCGGTTTCATGCTCATGGAGTACGTGCTGGGCTCGTGGCTCCGGTTCGACATGGCCGGCTTTACGCAGCAGCAGGTCCTCAACATGAATCAGTACGAGCGGCTGCTCATCGAGCTCGGCGAGAAATCGTACGTGCCCGACAACAAGAAATGGCCGGTCGAGCTGCGCCTGCTCGGCATGGTCGTGCTGAATGCCGTCATTTTCGTGGTGGCCAAGATCATCATGAACAAGACCGGCACGAGCCTGTTTGGGCTCATGAATGCCCAGCAGAATCAGCAGAAAAACGTCGTCAAGCGCCGGATGAAAGGGCCGTCCATCGATCTCTCGACGTTCCCGGAGACCGAGGCGACGGAGCCGGTCTAGACCAGCTGCTTCCGGATGGCCAGGATGATGTAGTCGATGACGATGAGGATCATGATGAGGATCATGAGGTACGGCACCACGGCCGAGACGACCGGCAGCCACCCAATCCCCAGGCTCACAAAAGCAATCACGAGGATGAGAAACGTACACCAGTTCTTGACAAAAAAATTCTGGAAGCCGGACATTTTTTTCTTTGTGCGATAAAAAAAAAATGTCGACGCTCCGGATCATGTCTCTCCAGGAGATCTTCCTTGTCCGGCCGAGCGCCATCTACAACGCGCTCTCGTACGTGATCAAGAACAGCGACAACCCCGGCCTCAGCGCCTGCGCCGTCCCCGGCACGACCATCTACTTTGACGCCAGCGGCGATACGACGCTCCCCTCTCCATCGGTCTTTGCTCCCAACACCACCATCGACTGCCGCTGTCTGACTTTTTTTGCCAACCTCTTTGCCGGAATTTTTGAGACCATCGTGACCGTCCAGGTTTCCTCCACCAACATCATCCAGACCTCTGCCGTGAATACCGTCAACATCTCCATCTTTTCACCCGGGGACATCTCGAATGTAAACATCAGGAACGATCAGAAGATCGCCTCGAAGATAACGCTGATCAACCTGACCGATCCCTCCACCCTGAACGGGCTCGCCAACATCTCGCTGAAGGCGATCCGGAGCATCGTCCAGCAGGCGGCCACCTCCCCGGTCTTTGATGATCCGATCAGCCGGCAGATCGTTCAGGTCTACGCCGACTACCTAAAATCCGTCCCGGAGGATCCACAGCCTTCGGCAAACCCTCTCAATTTCATGACCATCCAGACGGCCAACATGATCACGGCGAACGCCGGAAACACCTACAACCTCCAGATCTCCGACTCGACCTGGAGAAATCTAAACATCAACATCAATCAGGAGATCATCCAGGAGATCCAGCTGGAGAACATTGTCCGGGGCATCACCTTCAGATTCGCCGACCAGGTGCTCGGCCAGAACCTCCAGAAAGTCATGGATCTCATCTCTTCCGCCTGTCCGCTCCGCGGCCCGACGGTCGCAACAGCCACACCGCCACCGCCGGTGCCACAGACCATGACCGAGGCTCCGCGGAAGAGACGCCTCCTGGTCATCCTCCTCCCCATCCTTGGTATTGTGGTTCTCGTGGTTGTGATTGTGCTCTGTCTTGTCCTGAAACGACCATAAAAACTGATTTTTTTCAGTCGAGCCTGTCATGAATTACAGGGACAAGCACTGATTTTTTTTTTTCTCGACAGGTACACCATGGACGTCTGCGATCGTTTCGGACTCCGAACCGATAACCACCAGGAGTTCTGCCGAGGGATGATGCGCGCCGCACTGGAACTCCTCCCCGAGACGGCCCGCGTCTCGGATTTCCTCGCACGGCTGCGGGTGGTCGAGAAAGAACTGGCCGGGCAGCTGGCGTTCTCGCTCTCGTCAGAGCTCGCGCCGCTGGGAGAATTCTTTGTGCCGGAGGCCGCGCTGTCGGATCTGCGGCGCTGCTGGGAAAAGACCGGCGATGCCTCCCGCATGGCCGGCATCTTTGCGCAGGAGAAGCGGTTCGAGGCGCTGGATGCCATCCTGGAGGACGAGTCTTGCTCCGAACAGGATCGTACCGCCCGGCTGTCCGCGCTCCTGACCGCGTTTGCGAGCCGGCAGCACCGCTTCTACCGGCTGCGCTACGCCACCCTCCGGGATGCCAGAGAGATCCGGAGGCTGTGCGCGCGATTCCCGTTCTACCGTGATCGCGTCCTTACGGAATACGACCTCGGACGCCGCACGCGGTCGTCGTCGTGTCCCAAGCACTCGTCCGAGGCCGTCCCGACCAGGAAGCACAAGACCACCAAGAGGACGACGAGGACGGCCAGGAACGAGACCGTCCTGTACATCCGTCCCTGGGTTCCGGTCTTTGAGGCCGTCGAGGTCGCGCCCGAGGACGGTTCTTTCGAGCCGCTCTCGGGGGATTTTGTCGACGCCTGCGTCGCCGGGATGAACCGCCAGGAGGGAGAGATCCTATGCCTCTGTCTCGATGGACAGGACGCGCGGTACCGGATCCGGTACCTCGTCGGTGGGCAGTGGAAGGACCAGGACGAGGCGGTCTTTGCGCGCGAGGAGGCCTGGCTGCGGGATCGGCCGCCCATCCCCATCCGTCTCCTGGATCGGATGCCGTGCACCGCGGATTTCCGGGCGCGGGTGCTGGATCTGCTCCGCGACGCCCTCGGTGCCGTCCTGACACCGGCTTTCCGGATGGATCGCGTCATGAGCCTTGTGCTGTCCTCCCTGCCGGAGCACGGCGATGCGAGGACGCTGGCAGGATGGGTGTACGAGATCGTCGGGCGTCTCGATCCGAGGGAGCCGTGGACGAGGCATCACACGAGCCTCCCAGAGAAGCTCCGCGGCTGTTTCCTCCGTTTCGATCGTCTGGCGACGGCCGGGCACGGGATTCTGTTCCCGGAGGCCGTCTCGCCGGATCCGACAGAGTGGGAGCGCCTCCGGGAGCGTTTTTTCTGGAAGACCATGCGGATCACGATCGGGGACGACGTTCGCGTGGAGCCGCTCCCGAAACGAGAAGCCGCTCTGCCCGTCCTCGAAAAAGTTGCCGTCCTCGAGATCCGCGAAAAGACCACCCTGGTCGACGTCTCGCAGCTGGAGGAGGAAGACATCCCTTCCTGTTTCGAGACGGATCATGTCGTCTACGGCGGTGTCGACGCGTTCGGTCTCTTTTGTGAGGCGCCCGGCTATTACCGGACGGACGGCGGGGGCGGCGGTGCGGCGGCCGTCGCAACGGAGCGTCCGGCTCCTGAGTGTGAGCCGGGCGTCACCGACCTCGAGGAGCTGCTCGACGAGCTCGAGAGGGACGGCTTTGACGACGAAGGATCGGACGGCGACGAGGAGGAGGAAGAAGGAGAGGACGAGGACGACGATTCATAAGCCGAGGTAGTCTCTGATGCGCTTCACGGCCTGGCGGTCTTCGCGGATGCACGCGTAGCCGAGGTCGCCGCGGAAAGAATGAGCCTTGCCGAAATCAATGAGCCGGAGCGATCGTTTCGATCGATCGATCATGAGGTTGCGCGGGGCAATGTCGTGGTGGGCGTAGCCGATGTCGTGGAGATCGGCTACGGTCCTCTTGAGCTGCCGGTAGTACCGTCTCTTTTCGGTCTCCTGGATCGTGTCCCACGCGATCTTGTTCATGGGCTGGTGGTTCTCCAGGAACTCCATGCGCAGGCTCTCGGTGCTTTTCTCGTAGCCGAGGACGCGGACGAGGTGTGGGTGCTCCGGGAGGAGCCGGTTGATGGCGCGCAGCGTCTCGTATTCGGAGGCGAGGGACTGCCCGCGCCTGGGTGTCTTGACGGCCACTCCGTCCGTCAGTGTCACCTGGCCGAAAGTTCCCTTGCCGAGCATTTCCTGAAGATGATCAATATAAAAAAATGATCGACCGGCCATCAAAATCATCATGTCTTGTGAAGAGCTCCTCGAGCTGATCGATTCGATTGCGCCCTATATACCGGAAGGGCTGTACCTCCGCCTGTGTACCGCCGTCCGGACCGTCTACCAGAAAATCAAGACCCTGGAGACGACGAACCACGAGCGGCGCCGACCGAGGCGGGACGCGCTCGACCGCCTGTACACCGTCACACGGAGCAATGAGTCCCTCTCCTCGCTTGTCCGGCACCTCCGTGCCGAGAATTACCGCCTGAAACAGCGGCTTTCCGAGAATGAGGCGTATCACATCCTCTGACCATGTTCCTTGTCCCCACACAGATAGATGTCGATCCTCACGTTTCAAGAGCCACACGTCCGCGAGCTGGTGTCCATCCTGGAGCGGAACAAGACGGCGCTGGACGCCTCGGTCATGGGCCTCGGCAAGACGTACTGCGCGACGGAGGTCGCCCGACGCCTGCGCGCCCGGCCTTTCATCCTCTGTCCCATGAGCGTCGTCCAGGCATGGAAAAAGATTACGGAGGCGTTTGGCATCCGGCCGCTGGCCATCATGAATTATGAGATGATCCGCGGCGGGAAGCATTTTGACGACGCGCTGCGCCGCGTCCCGTCCCCGTACTACCGGATCCAGACGGTGGACGGCAAGAAGACGATCCGTGTCGAGCTCCCGCCCGGATCGCTCGTCATTATCGACGAGGCACACCGGTGCAAGAACCTCAACACGCTGAACAATCAGTTCATGAAGGCGGTCTACCAGTGCCCGAACGCGAGGATGCTGCTCCTCTCGGCCACGATCTCGGATCGGCTGGAGTGCTTCCGGTCGTTCCTGTACGTGTTTGGCTGCATCCCGGACACCAAGTCGTTCAAGTCCTGGATGACTACGCAGAAGACGATCCTCGCGCGTGAGGATCCGTGCTACATCTTCAAGAACGACGCGACCCGGAAAGAAGACCTGGATCGGCGGGCGCTCCACCGCGCTCTCTTTGAGGAGAGGCGAGCCTCCCGCCTGCGCATCGGCGATGCCGGGGATGCCTTTCCGGACAACCGGGTGATCCCCGGGCTGTACCACATCGACCGCTACGAGGAGGTGGATCGCCTGTATGCCGAGCTGAACGCGGCCGTCGGCGACATGAAGAGAAAAGAGGTCGATGCGGCGGAGAGCCTGTCCCGCATCATCCGGGCACGCCAGCGCATCGAGCTGCTCAAGATCCCGATCATGATTGATCTGTACCGGGACGCGGCCGAGAACGGCTACTCGGTCGTGTTCTTTGTCTCTTTCCGCGAGACGATGGAGCAGCTGGCCGAGATCCTCGGCATCCGCGATTTCATCTGCGGCGGCCAGGAGATGAAAGAGCGCGACCTGATCATGGAGCGCTTCCAGCGGAACGAGATCAGGGCGGTCATCTGCATCATCCAGGCCGGCGGCGCGGGCATCTCCCTCCACGACATCCACGGCGACCATCCGAGGATGTCCATCGTCTCGCCGGGCTGGAGCGCACAGGATCTCGTCCAGTGCCTCGGTCGAATCCACCGCACGAACGGCAAGACCCCGTGCCTCCAGAAGATTATTTTCTGCGGACGGACGTTCGAGGAGAAGATCTGCAAGGCCATGGAGCGCAAGATGAATAACCTCTCCGGGATCAACGACAACGACCTCACCGGGATGAGCTTTGCGACGCAAAAGATCGACTGGTCGGCGGGCGAGAACGAGGAGGTGGACGAGTCGTTCTTCTACCAGGCGAGGCGGGTTGGCAGCGCGTGAGCGCGTGTGCTCCACCGAAACGCTCCATGGTCCGTCCAAACAGAAAAAAATGTTTAGAGCGGCGTGCGGGAGCGGTTGATCTCTGGTCAGGCGACTCATCGTATACAAGGATCCTTGCCAGAAATCTGGGAGCAGTTCCCATGATCTGTCTGGCGATGGCTCTCATCTCGTTAAGGTTATCTGGTTCGGGGTGCGCGGTCATGACGTGCGCTAGGGTGCGGACCATTTGTGATGGATGGCTCGGATTGGTTGATTTTTGTACGAACCACTGACGACAGACGGGATGTTTTATACCATGGCATTTTTATTTTTGACCTGTTGGTGACCGGCCTGTGTGAGCAGTTGGCGGAGCCGCCGTAGAAGATCCCGCTGCCGCACGTCCTGGACGCCGAGCCGCGACGCCTGCTCGTGACGGCCGAGGACGATCTGCTGGTACACGGGACGGTACTCGTGAAAGAAGTCGGTCTGGCTCGGCTCATCGCCCGGGATACAGAGGCCAGCCAGCGAGACGGCCAGGAACGCGTTCGTCCGTAGCCTCTCCCCGGTTCGGAGCAGCCGCTGCCACAAGTCGCGGAGAGACGATGGTGAGATCGTAAAGAAAAGATCGAAATCGAGCCGCACGAGGAGGTGTTCCAGATCCGACACGAGGTCGAGGGGCACGGTCTCGAGCATCTCGAGCAGCCGCAGCACGAGGGCGTCCGAAAAAAAGAGGCTGTCTTTGCCGCTCAGGAAATCGAGCCATTCCTCCGTGTCTCCCGGTCGGATCTCGGCCGCCAGCATGTCGAGCAGGTCGGGGAGGATCTCCTCACCGATACGTCGACGGACAAGCCTGGTCATGTCCATGAGCGCCACCAGCACATCCTGGAGAGATCCGCCGCGTCGATACTGCCTGAGCAAAACCTGGGTGAGGCGCCGTTCGAACACCCGGCGGTAGATCTCCTCGTTACGGATGGTCCCGTGCATGACGTCCATGAGCTCGCGGAAGAGCGCCGACGAGTCGATCTGCAGCTGGTGGAGGTGCCGCTGCCTCGTCTCGTTCTCGCAGAGGAACGCAAAAAGCCGGGTGCGCTGGTCGCTCGACAGGCCGGTGAGCCGGATCCGCGGGATCAGCGACAGGAATGAGTCCGGATCGTGGTGGCGGAGGAGCACCTCCACCAGGAGATCGTCCAGGAAGACGATCCGCGGCCGGAGCGGCTCCAGAGACTGCCGTCTCTGGACGCGACCAAGCAAATCTCTCGCTAGCACGCGGATCTGTTCCGGCGAGAGCAGCGATATTCTCTGGTTTATCCGGTCTCGGATAAATACCGTAATGATCCGTTCCGCGAACGGATCCGTCTCGCGGAAGATTCTCCAGGCGTCTCGGTCTTCCGCTCGGATGTCCGTCTGGAGCCGATCGAGGACAACCTGGATGGTGATGTCTTTGATGGTTTCGGGGAGCCGATCCAGGATGTCCACCAGCACGGTCGGAAAGAGATCCCGGCCCGCGGAGCGGTACAGACGGACGATAAAAGCGTGAAACACCTGGGCGTACGTCTCACGGGGCGGCGACTGACGCTCCATAACGGCCAGCAGTTCCAGGAACATTGGCATGGTTGTAATCTCGAGGTTGCGGAGGAATCGCCGCCTGGTCGGCATGGAGAGGAACTCAAAGAGCCGGCGACGACTCTCCGGCGACATCTCGGCGGGGCGGATACATGGGATGAGCCTCGGATGATCCGCGACAAGCCCGGCCAGGATCTCGTCCGTGCCGTTCCGGCGCAGCTGCTGCGGCTGGATCGGCCGCATGATCTGCTGTGTCTCGCGCTGCGAGAATCCGCAAGAGCGGAGACGTTCAACGAGACGCTGCATGTTTATTATTTATCATTTCTGCCGCCGGCGGCACTGATCCTTTTTTTTTTTTCCACCAGAGGATAAATGCTCCGCGCGCTCCAAGGCTTCCTGGGCATCCGGGACGACGGCCTGTATCAGCTCCAGGAGGCTCCGCACGGGCTGGCCTCCAGGAAAAACATCCGGACGGGTCAGAAAATCATGAAGATCCCGAGGCGATGCCTCATCGAGGCATCGACCCTCCCTTTCCAAAACGACGACGTGGAGGTCAATTCTCGTCTGGCCTTGTTCCTGGCTCGTGAGGCTCAGGACAAGAAAAGCCGGTGGAAGCCCTATCTGGACTCGATGCCAACCAAGAAAGACCTCCTCGGCCATCCGATGTTCCTCCAGGGCGACGATGCCAGGGCACTGAAAGAGACCTCGGTCGGTAAAGGCGCGCTCGGAAACATCTTTCGCTACATGGAGTCGATCCTCCGCGACCACCAGACCCTCCTGAAAAAAAAGAGGCGGTTGGGATTCGTTCCCGACTGGGAGGATTTCTTGTACTACCGCATCCTCGTGAGCTCCAGGAATTTCGGCTACCGCCGGAACGGGATCGACGAGTCCGGTATGGTGCCGTACGCGGATCTGCTCAACCATTCGTTCAAGCCCAATACGGTGTGGTATTTTGACGATGCGTCTGATTGTTTCGTTGTGGAAGCCACCGAGCCCATCCCCGCCGGGAAACAGATCTACGACTCGTACGGCCAGAAGCCCAATAACGAGCTCTTTCTCTACTACGGTTTTACGCTCCCGGACAATCCCAACAGGATCGATCATTTTAATCTGGACGACAGCAGAAAGGCGCGGCGCCGCAAACAGGCCTGGCTCAAAAAGACCAGAGACCCGAACGTGCGGCGCCTACTCACGGAGGAGCTCGGATAGCGCCCCGGTGATGATGGCCTTGTTCTCTTTGGAAAAGAGGAAATACTCGTCGTGACCAAAGAGCACCACCAGCGACGAACGCGTGGCGAGGCATCTATGGAGACAGACGGACTCTGTGAGCGGAGAGGACGTGCTGGCCTTGTTGTGAAAGAGGACGATCGGGCACGAAAGCATGGGGAGATGTACTCTCGAATCGAGGCGCGCGGCCTTTTTGTCGGGCGGCCACACAGAGCCGCGGAACGCCCGGCTGGATACCAGGCTCGTAAATCCGTTGAACTGGACGATCCATGCCGGCTGGAAACCGATCGCCAGGCGCTGGAGGCCCGCCGCGACGGCGGACTGGAGGAAACACCCTTCCTCCACGCCGATAAACCCGACGCGCTCCCACGCGCGGAACCGAGCCAGCGAACGACAGGCATCGATGGCGTCCGAGACGATCTCCTGGGAGGTCGCCGGCAGATCCAGGAACAGGACGTCGTAGCCGACAAATAGATCCCGCAGCACACCGAGGTGAGCCTGTCTTTCCGGGAAAGACATTACAAACACGAGCGCCAGACGGTTTCCCGCCGCGCCCTTGTTCCAGAAACCGTACAGCCCGGTCTCAAAAACGACCGCCTCGAGGCCATCCGGCGCGGCGGGCAGCGTTTTCCATCGTTTTTTTTGTCGAAAAAGCGACAAGAAAGCCATGTACAGGAAAAACACCGCGTACATGCCAAAAAACCGGGTAAGCCACATTTTATCCCTCTTTTCTGCGATCCTTAAATCGTTCGCCAAACCGGTCTAAGGCAGCGGCAAGACGACTGTGGAACGTGTTTTTTCACACGGGTCGATACGCGCGTCAGGTGCGGCACCTATTCGTAGACCAAAAAAAAAAAATGATCGGAATGTGTATCCGGCACGCACTTAAATAGATGTTTCGGCAGCTGATCACACGGGTTCTGCGAGAAGATCCCAGGCCGCTTGGACGGTGGTGCAACGTGGGCGATCACCCGCTCCGCCAGCCGCTCGACTGGAAAGAAAAAAACAAACAGCGGCGTGAAGCGCTCCGAGCGCAACAGATCGATCCGTTCGAGCGCGCGCGGTTTCCAAGAAATCCGGATGCTGGCAAGTGTTGACATTTTCATCTTTTCATCCCGGCCAGGAAAAAGAATCGTGCCGGTGATACCAGTTGTCTTGTTTTCCGTCGGAGCCGTGACCAGGAATACAAGAACATGATGAGTCTATTCTATTGTAATCCATCAAAATTTTTGTCAGTGGCGCATGACGAAACAGCGGACGACCTGGAGCGCCCGGATCGCAGCCTCGGGTTGCACTGTTTTTTCATTTCTTTTCCAGAGAAAAAAAATTAGACCCACCCGACACAGCGCCGGACGAGCTCTGCCCGCGCCCTCTCCGACGTGTGGATGCCGTCCCACAGATCCGTGATATCCTCACCGAGGTGGTTCAGGAGTGGTTCACGGCCGCCTGGGTGTCGGTCGAGCCAGTCTCTGATGCCAATCACCATGCCGCGGTAGATCACCGAGTCTCTCGGTACGCGGGTCATCGGCTCGATCCGCTCGTCCCAGCGCGCGACGAGCTCCTCGACGGTCGCGAGCGCGCCCTCCGTCCACCCCTGTCGATCCGAGAAAGCCTCCCCGACCACAAACAGCCCCGGCAGGCGCAGCGGCTGCGGGTGGATCGCGAGAGAGGCCAGCGGCCGATTCCGCCACTGGTGAACCGCCTTTTCCCAGTAGTGGGAGCGGAGCTCCGTCACGCCGGTAAACACGCGGCGGACGGCCGTGTAGCACCACGACGGGTAGGCGAGAAAGACCTCTGCCCAGAACCGCGCGAGTCGGCCCGACGTGTACGAGGCCTGAAACCACTGGTTTCCGTAGCTCGATGCGATCTTCTGATTCAGCACGCTCTCGTCCTTGACGTAAAAAAAAGATGGATCCATCACGGTCGTCCGTGCATACAGCCGGTGGAGCGGTCGAGCCACCACGCAGGACGCGAGCGGCTCGAGATCCACAAACACCGACCAGCGGCGCCAGGCGTCCGGCGGGCAGGCCAGGATGACGCGCTCGGCTCTCGTGGTCTCGTCCACAAAAGAATTGTGGCCCGTGCGGCGGCGGATCATGATCCGGTAGCCCCCGGCCACTCTTACGACGTCCAGCACGCGGCAGCCCGTGCGTGCCGCAACGCCGTCCGCCAGCCGCTCCACCAGCCCGTCAAAGCCCTCCCGGATGACGCGGTACGCCGTCGGATAGGTGTGCTCGCTGACCGCGTCCGCGCTGCCGAGGTATCCGCTGAGAAGATCCCGCCGGAACGCCCCCACGACGCTCAGGCCGCTCATCAGCCACGAGGCAAAAACGGAGACGATGCCAGGTTTCGCCGGCACCGCGGCCGTTATTGTTGTCGGCTTTCCAATACGGTCAAGATGGCAGCCGAGTGCTCGGACGAGACGAATCATGCGCCTGTGCGTGTCCAGCACGCGCCACGGCCCCGCCTCGTACAAGAGTCTTTTTTCGTCATCGCGGATCGTCCGCACCCGCCCGCCGAGCCGTTCGTGCTGCTCCAGGACAATGGCATCGTTCGTTCCGCCGAGCGCCCTCGCCGCGCAGAGCCCGGCGATCCCGCCGCCGATAATGACGACCCGCGCCGGCATGTTTTTTCTCGCTGGTTTTATTTTTTCTTTAGGGCGCGGTGCAGGCGACGGGGAGCGCGTCCAGGCTGTCCAGGAGCCGATCCAGCGACAGCCCATCAACGATCCGGAGGAGCGCCAGGTCGTTCTCCAGATCGAGGAGCGGCACCAGGTGCGCCATCCGCAGCGCCGCGACCTCGTGGAGGCTCCGCGCGAGCGTCCTGCCGGCATCGCTGACGAATGCCCCGTCCTCGATCAGACGGCCCGTCCTTGTCCGGAAATACTCTTTCATGTCCTGGCGGATGTCGTAATTGGTCATCTCGGGCCGGCACGCCCGGCGGTACTCGACCATCCGAGCCAGGTTGTAGGAGGCCAGCAGGTCGGCCTCCCTAGGGACGTGGTACTCGTGCGACGAGCCGTTCGGAAAGACAAAGCCGTCCCCCGTAAACGTCTTGCGGTAGCTCATGGTTTTCATGATCTCCATTATGCGCAGGCGCTCTTCCGGGCGAAACCACCGGATGAGGTGCTGTTCTACGAACGGTTCCCGGTCGCCCTCGTACTTGGGATCGACAAGGTCGTGGAGCAGCGCGACCGTGGCGATCCGTGTGTGCTCCCGTCTCGATAACGGACGCTCCGAGCGCCGCAGCAGCTCGATCGACCAGAACAGAACCTCCTTGCTATGCCGCTCGTTGTGCGAATCGTCGATCCCGTGATCGAGGCTCAGGTCTCGGACGAGCCTAAACGACTCTGGGAGCGACGGCGCGTACGCCAGGGCGACCACCGGCATCACGATCCACAGAAAACGCATCTCTCGTGTCTACAGACCCGTCCGTTCCGTCTTTAGACCGGGTAAAAATTTTGTTGGTTGATAACAGGCATGTGCTTCGCCACTGATATCCCGCTGTGGCTCCAGTACCAAAAGCTGCTGCGCGGCCGCGCCCAAGGCTTTCGCTACATGCCGCTGTATCTTGAATTCACCACATGCCACACTACGGAGACGAGATCTCGAGGAGCTTCGAGTTGTTATTCACCCGGATCTTGATCTGGTCAATGACGTAGTCGATGCGGCACTCCACCAAACGGTCGTCGGCATACGTCTGCTTCATGTTGTTCAGACCCTCGATGCACCGGTCGAGCTCGTTGGTCAGCCGGAGGATCGTGTGGTTGCGCGACTCGGACGTGTTCGGCGCCTGCCGATCCTCGTGGCTCATCAGGGTCTTTTCGTTAAGCGAGAACGCCGCGTCGACGACGCGCACGATAAAAGAAACGGATTTCATCCGGTCTTCCTGGTACAGCCACCGCACCGCGCCCTGGAGAAAATATTTTGGCGCAATATTGATGAGGTTATCCCGGACGCTGATCTTGTCGCCCGGCTTGATCCGGGAGATGACTTTCAGGTTGATAAAGATCTCGTCATGATCGAAGCCCGTTTCTGGCGCGGCATCCTCGACCGGACAGTCCTCGTCGCGGAGCATTTTTAGGCAACAACCGTATCTCCTTAAGATCAGGCAACATCCATATCGTCTTGTTTCCGCCCCGCACACTCGGCCGCGTATTTTTGGAGACGATCGGACCAGCCGCTGCCGTAATGCGTGATGAGCTCTTCACCGGCAGAAATAGCTCTTGTGGTCTTGAAAAAAGCAAAAGTAAAGCCGCCCATACTCACAAACCCGATCTCGCAATTGATGGCCGAGAAAGGGACGACGCACTGACGGGGGTATTGTCTTTCACGCTGCGTCTGTCCCGGCAAGAAATTGGCGCTGTTAACATACCGGGGGCTCAGCATGTAATGTTTTTGTTGGTGAGCCTTGTTAACGAGACGGATGTTGCCAAAATAATAGTCCTGATGCCCAGGCTGCTGGCGGAGCACCGTCTGCCACTGATCATCAGGGATCAGCCGGCCCATGTAAAATCCGAGGAGGCATCTCTGGGGGATGTCGACGCGAGCAAAGAGGCCGGACGCGCCACCGAGACAGGGGAAAGAGCTCGCATGGCAATCAATGGATCGTCTTGATCCTGACGCTGTTGTCGCTTTTTTCGTTTCTCATCATTATGCTGTTGCGACATTTAATTCTTGACAAAAAAAATATCTTTTTTTTTACCAACAACTAGTAAATGAGCAGCGGTTTTACGGCCTTGTCCTGTCCCTACGTCCCTAACGTGGCCTCTTTTGTGAGGACGGCGGGCAGCACCGGGTGTACCGGCACCTGTCCCCCTGTCTATTTCAATCCGATCCTCGGACCTTTCAATGCCTACGTCCCGGCGGCCGGGTGTACCGGACCGTCCTACCAATACCCGGCCGTCTGTACGACGTCGGCTACCGGCCCCGCGCGTGAGCCGTGAGACGAGCCGCGAGCTCGGAGCTGTTGCCTTTCAGCGGCAGGTTATGCTTCTTGCACTCCTCGCGGAGAGCCCGGATCGGCATGGAGGCGAACGAGACGGGCGGCGGCCGTGCCACCGGCGTCGACGGACGGCTCGGGGGCTCGTCCTCGTCGTCCTCGTCATCCAGGAGAACCGGTGAATATCCTCCGCCGACCGATCCGGCCTCCGAGACCGCCGGTGAAGCGACCGGTGAAGCGGCGATCGGCGCGACCGCCCGATCGTTGTACTCCCGGCGCTCCTCCTCCCGGAGCGCGCGCCAGCGCCGCGAGACCTCCCTGGAAATGTCGCCGAAGCTCATGGACGGATCGGTCTCGCGGATCTCGGGCCGGACGGTCTTGGCGAAATTCTGGTAGCCGGACGGGCGGGCGGGACGCTTCTTCTTGGTGGTCTTGGCGCTGCCGGCAACCTGCTTCCAGGCCTCGGTCAGATCTTCGTGGCGGATGTCGTAGCGGGCCGAGACGTCCCGCAGAAAAGACTCCACGGCGCTGTCGATCGCTTTCGTAATCTTGGTGGAAAGGTTCATCTGAGGCAGATCAGAGAGAGTGTCCATGAGCGGTTATTCTTTTGCTTGATTCATCGGTTGCGTCCAAGGCAGGCAGATCAGTTTTTACGCACCGCTCATTTCATCCTCTCGATGCGGACGTGGAACCAGGGCACGTCGTGGCCGTGGGTGCGGACGCGGAACGGGTGTTGCTCGCGCCGGAGCTCGCTCAGGAGGCGGGCGAGCAGGGCCTCCTTGTCGGTGGCGGTGGCGTTCAGGGCAAAGAGCGAGATGTTCCCGTACGCCTTCCGGTGTCTCTTGTCCGGACACGGGCAGACGAGGCGCGTGCCGGAGGGCGTCGAGAAGACCATCGTCCGCCGATTCTTGCCGCAGAGCGCCGAGACCTTGTCGCGGAAGCGCTCAAAATCCGTGGTGTCGGCGAGTCCAGGGGCGGTCGTGAGACGGAACCAGAACACGTCGCGGTCGGCGGTGGCCGGATCGATGTCCCGCCACCGCCAGTAGAACCGGCGCTTCCGCGAAGCGGCGGCGAGGCAGCCGAACATCGGCTCGGAGAGGCTCGTACCGCTCTTGAGAACCTCGGCAACGGTCAGCCTGCGCCCGCCAGAAACGAGGTAGTACCGCCCGGCGTTCGCCACGACGCAGATGCCGTCCGTCATTTTATTCTCGAAAAAAAAATAAAATGAGAGTGCTGGCGCTTTTGGGGGGTCTCGCCGTCGCGTCCGCCGCCGCGCTCCGGGGCGCGGCAGAGACGTGGCGCTACACCGCTGCCAACCAGAGCCTTTTTCTGAATCAGGAAAAGATTGTCGTGCGCGGCATCACCTGGCGAGGGCTGGACACGGAGATCATGGCACCGCTCGGTCTCTGGCGCCACTCCATCGAGTTCTACCTCGACACGCTCCGCTCGCACGGATTCAATGCCGTAAGACTGGTTCTGGATGAAGACTGGGTGGTACACAAGACGCACATCCCGGCATTCCCGTGTCAGGTGATCTGGGAACCGGAGGGCTCGTCGCTGGACATCCTGGATGCCGTCATGGACAAGACCCGGCGCAAGCAGATGTACGTCGTCCTGTCCATGGAAAGAGGGGGAGAGACCGCGTGGGACGTGATCCTGAACCGCTACGGCGCGTACAGGAACCTCCTGGGGATCGAGGCCTCGCACGCGGTCGCCCGGAAATACGCGTCGTTCCCGTGGCTCGTCATGGACGGGGGAGCGCTGTTCATGCCGGTGATCCGACCGACGACGGAGCTCGTGAACGAGCTGTACGACGAGTGGGATCGCGCGTTCGGAGATCGAGCCGCCAACACGACCATCGTGCCACGCGTCACCGGTGGATCCGTGGTGTTCCTGCGATACTTTTTTTCGTACCTCCGAGAACACGCTATCGAGAACGTCTTTATGCTCCAGATGGATTCGGATGCGACGGGCATCTTTGACGGTGACGACTGGACGAGTATCCGCCAGGACATCACATCTTTACGGTAAAGATCCCGCGGTGATCCGAACACAGGTCGACCAGCCGTGTCTTCCAACCGTTATCGTCGCGCACAAACACGTGATCTATCGTGTCGTTGCCCCAGGTCGGATCGGTCGGCAGCCGCTCCATACCGATCGGCTCGATCCTGTCCGTGTTGAGGTCGCCCGCCAGCACCCACCAGTCTTTTGCGGTCGCGAGCTGCCGGAGCTGAGCCTCGTGGCGGTGGTGGCGGTTCAGGTGGGTGTTCCCGATGATGCCCGACGGCGTCTCGCACCACAGGACACCCCTCTTCTGGAACAGGTTGAGCCGCGCTGCTCGCGG